AATTATGACCGAAACACAAACGGTAAGAATAGAACTACTAGCAGACGGCATTTATAAAGTCTTTGTAAAAAGCAATAACAAGCCAATAGGCATATTTATAAGCGACTTAGGCACTTACTACTATGAGCCTATTGATACTAAAGGACTATGGTCTGATTATGCATTGATTGAAATTGGTACATTATTAAAGAAAGTTAATGAATTATGACAAAAAAAACATACCTATTATTAGACGATGTAAGAAGACCCTTTGATGTATTTTTATATACTTTTAAGCTAAAATACCTATTTAGAAAATGGGTAATAGTAAGAAATTATAAAGAGTTGAAAGAATGGGTATTTAAAAACGGTTTACCTTACTTTATTTCTTTCGACCACGATTTACACCATTCACATTATACACCTAAAGAATATTGGAGTGATTACGAAGTTAGTAAAAAATGGCAAGAAGCACAGCCTAAAATAGAACGCAACGGCGAAGATTGTGCTTCTATGATAAGAAGATATTATCGTGTTAGATATTGGGAAACTAAACCTAAATTCTACGTTCACTCTAAAAACCCAGTAGGTCGGGATAAAATTTTAAAAATACTAAATAGCTTTTAATTATGACAAAATCCCAACAATACCTTTCCGAGCGCAATATAACCCCAACACCAGAAATACTAGCAGCACTAGACTACTTTATGCGTTTAGGCTATTCAACGTCTGTAATGGGCATATCTACCACCACACTAGAGGACTTGCAGCGTGATTGGTTTACGGAGGAAAAGAAGAAAGTTAGTAACTGAAACAAATACAACTATGACTAAAGCAGAAAAGCGATTAAAAAAGATAGGTTATAATCCTACGTTTATGCTTCTTGAATTAATGAAGGAGTGCATGGAATTAGGTTACGATACGGCTATTAAAATGTCACGAATAAGAAAGGATAGTTTGATTAAACAGTGGTTTGAGGATGACAATAAAAAGATAGCTAAAGAACGTGCTGCTAATTATATGAAGTTGCCGTAATATCACCCAATAATAGTAATTTTGTTAATACATTATCAAAATATCTATCAAAATTGATAATTAAATGGTTACTATTCGAAAAATATCCGAGATGCTTATTAAAATATGGCAAGTAAAATGCGCAAAATAATTGACATCTCTTGCAATTATAATTATTCATATTCACAGTAAACGCTGTAAGTGATAATATGGGGGATTCCCCATAAATATGGGTAATTAAAAAAGCCCCTGTTAAAAAACAGAGGACTTTTTGCGGCTTGATAAGACAAAACGGGTAAAACCAAGTCGGCTTAAATAAAAGACTTGACCAGTAAGCTGTTCTAATGGTAAGCTGCCAAGTACTGTTGGGGCAAATATAAACTATCTTTGTAATTATGAAAAAACTATTTAAAGACGGAGAATCAGAAAGAGTAACCGTACGAGTAAACAAGGTAATAAAATTAAAAGCAATTATAGGCAAAGTGTTTAAGCATACGCCTAAGTCGTTGGTTCTGTTTACCATCTTGGTGGCATCAACGTTATGGTCGTGGGGGCAACATACAATACAACTTAACCATAAGTACTATACGGTGCAATTTGATACGGTATTTTGTCAAGGGATTTTGAACGACTATTGGCAAACAACGGCGCACTATAACGCTTTAAAAACAAGTGCTAAAGTAGATAGAAAAACTTGTGCATCATTTACGCAAGACCCTTTGGTGCCTAAACGCTTTCAAATAGTATCTCAGACAGATTATAATTCTTACAACAAAGAAAACCCTGCACATAAGATAAATGTCGGTCATATCGTACCTTTTGAGGCTATGGCATTCGACCCAATAGCGGCGAAAGAAACAATGTACTTCTGCTCAAATACTAGCTTCCAAGATGGTTTTGAAAATCAGCATCAATGGGCGTTTACTGAAAAAGGCGTTCTTGATGATGCTGCTACAATAGATAGTATTCACGTTTACACTGGGGTTCTTATAAGCCTTTCGCATCCTAAGAAGTACCATAATATATTCATAGGTGACTACTATTTTAAGATTGAAATAAAAGGTGGTAAAATAGCCTCGTGGTTGGCAGTTAATGATAGCACCAATACAAGCACAAAGCCAAATGATGCGGCTATACCAATTGACAAACTAAAGGCTATTATCTTACAGTATTATCCTCGTTTACAGTTGGGGTTTTAGCCTAATAAGCATTTTATCAATAACTACAATTACCGCTTCATATAATTCTTTCCTATAATAGCACAATGTAATATTTATCATAAATCCGTGCGCAAATGTCATAACTTTACTTTTCTTCTGGTGATTTAATTCTTTCGGGATATATTATCTCCCAAAAACTATCTGGTAAAAATTCTATATTACTATACCATAACTTACTATTTGCACTATAATATCTAGGATAGGCATGAGGCATCCAATAGTTTTTCACCCAATACCATCCGCTTTCTCGTTTCATAATCAATCTTGTTTATAAGTTTTAAAATAAAATACGATAGGGTTATTTGTTTCCTCTACTTGCATTTTTTTTAATTTGCAAAAACATAGCATCGTACTTTTCTGCATCTTCTTTACTGTAACTCATAATTTTTCTAAATTTAACATACGTTTATAATTTTTTATTATCTTATTTAAAAATGAAATTGCTTTCAATTCTTTAACCCCACATTGCTGCCTAAGATGATAGTCAGGGCGTTGTAGTTTTATTTTCTTCCTCATAAAATTGTTCTAAAATATAAGAATGTCCGTTTTCTCTAAGGTACGATTTTAAATTTTGATATTCATTATTTTTTCGCAAATCTGCAATTAAAATGTTTGATTTTTTTACTAAAGATTTATTTTCAAGTAACTTATTTTGCAATTCTTTTCTCTTCCACAAAGGCGTTTGTGCTGAATTATATTGAGCAGCCATCAAGTCACGTTCTTCTTTTAGTTCATTACTTATGCTATTAATGTATTGCTCAATATCAGTAGATACCCCTATCTTAATTATAGTGGCAATATCTTTTTGATTGAAATAATTTCTTTCGCAAATAGATTTTGATAATCTATCCGACATTTCATTTATTGCGTCTGCTATTGTTTTTAATTTCATAATTTTACTCTATTATTTTACATTTGTTTTAAGTGTTCGAGAATAGCCCTATAATCTTCTCCAAAATAACCAACTGTGTCTAATGCTTCTATTATCGCCTCTACTTCTGTGATAGCGCATTGGATGGCAGTTATCCTTGTTTCATTATCTAAATCTCCCGTGTAGCAAGTTTGTAAATCTGATGTCTTTAATAAGTTTTTATACTTATCTACTATCGCTTCTGCTTGTTGTTCGATTGTCATAATGTGTTATGTTTAAAACGGGTAGTTCCCTACATTACCCCTATAAGTTGTAAATAGATGCTTGTTCTTGTAATGCGTTATTGGGTGGTAATGTTTATATTTCACCCAATGCCTACCCTTCACTACTCGTTTGAGGCGATGAAAATGTCTTGACACCCTGAGTAAATATGGCTGATTTTGTCCTTTTTTTACTCTTTTAAAATATATATACGGTATCATTTTACTTCTATTTCTTTGCCTGTAAATAATCGTATTAGTTGCTGGAGTTGGTGGAGGTATTGGAAAGTACAAACTAATTGAAATTGCTCGTGTGAATATTCGTAAGTATAAATGTATAATAAACCATCATCTTCAAAAATAGCAACTAAATCAGTATCTCTGTCAATATTGTAATAACCATCTAAAAAACCGTATCTACTACCTCTATTTTCATTTTTAGAAATACTTTCAATCTTCCCCATAACCTCGGGCGTAATAGGGATAGGAGTAGGAAGTCTTTCGGGGTAATCAGAAATATACACTAAGTATTCGGCGGTTACTTTAAATCTTTCACCACAAAGTCTATTCACCCAATCCCCTACCATTAAATTTAAGTTGCTCATAATTAATATTTTTTGCCGTCTGCTTTTTCCCAATAATCTTCCCATACCCGTATTTTAGCCTCCAACCATCCCCTGTCAACTACTATCAAGTTTTCGGGAAGTTGGGCGTGTTTGTTAGGTGTGTTAGGGGCGTTCATTTGTTATAATTTTTAATTATTATTATAATCCCAATTTGTATATGAAAAGAATATACCTAATACTTGAATATTCAAATCAAAGCAAGTGTGTTGTTTATTACCTTTTATAGCACCATTAGTATAAATGCTAAATAACTTCCAATGTTGTAGGTGGTAATTAATTGATATTGACTTACTGCAATATTTTCTTACTCCGTTATTTATTTTACTAAACCATATTGTCATTTTTCTTCTTTTTTATTGTTAACTGGATACCCTAAGTCGGGTCGTTTACCTTTGGGGTAGATGATGCAAAAGATAACAGAACCATCCTTCACACTAAATGTCTTTGTTTGCATTGTTTGCATTTTCTTGTTTTAATTGTTGAATAAATATTATTGCATCATATAGGGCTGTAAGGGTTTCTAAGGGAGTGCCTTCCGAAATTTGATATGAACATTCTAAGTAGTATTCATCTGCCTCTCTTATATATATTATTTCCTTCTTCACCTTCTCCCAAACTTCGTGAAGCCTTTTCCAAGAATGAAAATTAATAATATTTTCACCATCAAAAAAATAACATTTATCATAGTTTCTATGATTTTCCCATCCCATATACTTCGCCACTACTTCGCTCATCTCGGCTATTGTGGGGGTTAATTCTTTATTATTCATTTTGTAATTTTTTACCATTTAAAATTATTGTCTCCACTCTTGCCCAATGTTTATCGTGTTCTTTACTATCCCTTAGTTTTTCTACTGCCTCAATTAGAGGATAGTAGTAAGTGTTGAGGACGTAATTTGCGCCGTCTACAAAATCATCAAATGCGTGTTCTTGATAGTCGGTGTCGAACTTTTGGGAGTGTGCCGTAGCGGCTTGCTTAATTTGCTCGTTCATTTTTTTAACTGTTTTATTTCTTTCCTTAAAAAACTTTTATGTTTATCATTTCTCGGGGTCTGCATCATTCGCTGATAGCGTTCTAGTTGCAATTCCCGTAGCTGTTCGTTTGTTGGTAGCCTATCCCTTGCGGCGATAAAAGCGTATATTGATTGAGAGGTCATAATTAACAAGGTTTAATTAAGTTCCACAATTCTAGTTTAGCCTCTAGTATTTCGGCAGGGGTGGCAGCACTTGGGTTATTGTAATAATAAATATTTTTTTCGCTTTTTTGAAAAACCTGATAATCCCAAATATCTTCACAACTTACATCTATATATATTTGTATTATAACAGTAGTATTTTCTTTTTTAATTACTTTCTCGTGTCTCATTGTAATAAGTTTTAAGGGAGTTATTAGCCCCCTGTTGTGATTAATTAGATTGATTAAGTTGAAAGCCTTTCCAATGTGCATCTACTCTATCAGTATAGATACCGTTTTCACTAGGTAAAAAGTGAGTACCTGTTTTAGTGCTATACATATAATAGCCACTATTATCATCTGCTTTTCTTAATTGCACATCCCAATTACCTTTCATACGTTCTACTAATGTAGTAGTAAATGCTAACGGTGTTGTTCTTGTTGTTGTACTTTTCATTTATTTCTTTTTTAGTTTGATGCAGCGAAGATAAGGGGAATAGTTGGAATAATAATCAACTGTCATAAAAAAAAATATTTTACCGTAATTTATGTTTATATATCAAAATGCCCTATTTTTGTGCGGTAATTAAAAAACGAAAGGTTATGTTTACAGAAATTAAAATGCCATCAACTATTAAGTCTCTTAAAGATTTTAAAAATTGGTGCGATGATATGAATAAAAAAGGTTCTTTATTTATTAGAATGAAAAGAAGTGACTATGGTACTCCTCAAGGATTTTATGAAGAAAATGGCAAAATAGAATATACTATTGATGGTAGAGATTATGGGGGGTCTTGCACAATTTCAAGGTTTAATCAAGTATTCAAATTCAAATTAGTAACTTATTAAAACAATAGTAATATGATAACAGGACAACAGAAAGACAGAGTAGTTGAACTACTAAGAAGTATTAAAGACGATGTTACCACCGAAGATAGAAAGGTAGCAGAGGTAAAATGTAAGATGCACCAAAGTACTATAACTAAGTATCTAGTTAGGTTAGACGTATCAAACGAGGACTTAGGTATTAAGTTATATAGATGCCTTAAAAATCGTATTGATAATCGCAATACTCAAATAGATTCATTACTTAACAATTAAACCCCTTAACAATGATAACAATAAACGCTTTATGGGTAGTGTTTATAGTGATATTCATCATTGCTATAATACAAGTTATTACAGGTATTAAAAATGATACTTTTTCTGCGATTATGGGTGTTGTTTTGGGTTTATGGATAATTTGGGCTTTTGTTGATTTTATCATATTCCTATCCCACCACATTACAATAACTTTTTAATAATTAAACACTAATAAAAATGAAAAAGAAAGTAGATTTTACAATTAAAGGCACTAAGTTGCCCGTAATACCGAAGGGGACGGAATATAGTACAGTGGAGAATAACAAAATTTATGGGACTACCGAACTAAGATATGAAAGAGATGATTTAGTTTCTTTTGGATTGCATGAAGAAGGCTATATTTTAGCTGATAAAAAGGACTATTTTGGTGATTTTTTCTACATATTCAAACTCTCCACCATCGAACGACTAGCAGAAGAACAAGGTATGTTGTACGAAAAGGAAACTGAAAGAGATTGGACGGGGGTGAGGTTTGTATATAGAAATGGTGTTTCTGTTTGGGAATTAAAAAAACAAAGTGAAGCGTATGTAATAGCTGGCATTCATTTACCTCCAATAATTCCTGTTGACCGGGTAGTATCAAACTTTGCAAACGGCACTTGGATAGAAGTAAAGGAAGAAAGCGAAATAGACAAGCGTACTAGAATGGCTGAAAAATTGACTGAAAATATATTTAGCAAATGTGACCCTATTTACTCCCTTCGTGACCTATTAGAAGATGCTTGCAGCCACGAAAGAAATATCCGTAAGGGTTGCCCTATGTTCTCTGGAGTTGATGAAAACGAAAGATTGGAACAGGTTAAACAAGAATGGAGTAAGTTACGGGAAGTGGCGGCGGTATTACATAAACAATTAAATGAGAAATAATGAAAAAAGCATACTTTATAATTTTTGCATCAGTTGCAATCGGTTGTAGACAAAAAGAGCAAGTAAATATAGTAAGTCCTATTGTTGAACAAAAAATAGATTTATCGCATTTACCTAGCTATTGTGACCCTAAAACTTATACTATATTAAAGGTGGGGGATAAGTATTTTATTAGGCTAATAGGCGGATTAGTATTAGATGATAGCTATAATTCTGCTAGTGAAGCACAAGAAGAAATAAATAAATCAGCTAGTATTTCTTACGAAAGATTTATAAAAAGTGGCGGAGTAGAATATTAATTCACTAATAAACAAATAAAAAAAATGAGACAGATACTTTTCAAAGCAAAACGAGTAGATAACGGAGAATGGGTAGAGGGGTTTTACGAGTACAATAAAGATGATGATATGCACTTCATCAGGACTTATGAAAACAGGGAAACGATAGAGGTTGTACCCGAAATGGTTTGCCAATATAGTTGGATAACCGATTGTAAAGATATAAAGATATTTGACGATGATATTAGGAAAGATAATGAAGGTACTAAATTTAGAATTTATCGCACTTTTGGCGGCTTTGTTATTAAGGCTAGATATTGTATGAGTGATATTAAAGACTTGGTATCTGGAGACGAATTAATATTCAAAAGTTTATCCGACCCACAACTTGCAGACTGGTTAATAAATGATACTATTCACGTTTACAACATTCACGACTAACCCCCTAACCCATGCTACTACTAACGATTGCCACAATGATAGCCTACACAGTGAAATGCTATTTGACGGCGGTAAGGATGCCGAATGATATGTAAATGTAAACCCAGTAAACGTAATAAATTATGAAACACACCTTCCCTCTCGGTCACAAATTCGGGGGTAATAAAAAGAAACCTTACAAGACTAAACAAGTAGGCGTAAGGGTGCCAGAGTACTTGCATAGTGAAATAGTTACCTTAGTTAAGCAATATGTTAAAGAAATGTTAAAGTCAAAAGAAATATTGTAAAGACTATTATTTGTATTCAAAATATACATATCTTTGTCCTATCAAAGCAATTAAGCGGAGAGTTAAAAAGAAAAAAATGAATACTCAAATTTTAAAAACAGTTAGTTACAACACTTGCACAGGTCACAATGTAGAAATTTTTGAAGTTTTATTTGTTGACCACTCAAAAAGACAAGCTAAGAATATGATTCTCACAGTTGCAAAAGATGGCAATTACTTTGTTAACCCAAATGCAAAGTTTGAATTTGAAAGAAATGTAACAATTATGGATGGTACAAAAAAAGATAGATTAAATGTACCAATGGATGCTACAATAGTAGTAAATACTCCAATAGGTGCGATAGAACTAAATAATCAAAAAGCTACTTTACTTTAACCTCACAATGGCGGCTAACAACCGCCCACTAATTTACTAAAATGAAACAACTACAACAGATTATACACGAAGCAAAGACACAATTACAACCACCGCCGACAATACAGGCTATCGCAATAGTAGCACTAGCACTAGCGATACTTTTAATTGGGAATAATTTTTAATCATAAAAAAAAAAAATGAGTACAGAAATTCAAAAGTCCACAAATGAAGTGGCAACAGTTACAGAGGCAGAATTATCTGCACATTTAAAAAACATGGGGTTATTTAAAGACCTTACTGAAGGAGAAGTTAATACCTTCTTTCAAATCTCTAAGGCTTACAACTTGAACCCGTTTAAGCGTGAGATTTATGTGAGTAAGTACAATGGACAAATGTCTATTATTGTGGGCTACGAAAGCTACATTAAACGTGCTGAACGTTCTGGAGTATTAGATGGTTGGGAAGTTAAAACCGAAGGAACGGTTGCACCCATATTGGCAGATAGTACCCTAAAGGCAATCATTACTATTTACCGTAAAGATAGAAGCCGCCCCTTTGTTTGGGAAGCTAAGTTTACCGAGTACATGCAATTAAAAGATGGCAGGCTTAATAAGTTTTGGCAAAAGTCTGAAACTATGATTAAAAAGGTTGCAATGGCACAAGGTTTTAGATTATGTTTCAATGATGAATTGGGCGGTATGCCATACACCAAAGAAGAAATGCCCGAACAATCAACAGAGGACGTTAGTTATACAACAGTAGTAGAACAGCCTAAGGAGATTGCTGCACCCGCCAAAAAGAAGCTAACCGAAGCGAAGTATCAACAAGCACTTTCGGGAGTAAAGAGCGGCGCAACGTTGCCGAATAGCGATGTTAGTTTCTTCACGTTCTTAACTACTGAATGTGAATTAACTACCGAGCAGCTAATAGAAGTAAATGCTGCTTATCCTTTATAATTTTAACAGGGTGCAGTTATTAGGCTGCACCCATAAATTAACCACAATGCAACTACTACAAGAAGAAATAATAAGCAGTTACTTGGAAGAAATGCCAATAGGTAAACCACCGCGCAAAAAACAAAGTAAGTGGGCGGCGAAGATTGATTTGAGTAAAAAATATTCACCCGAACAAATAGAACAGTTAGAATATGAGTATTACAATAGACAAAGACTTGCACGAGATATATAGCCGCAAAGCCCGTACAATGCGGCACAACTTTGAAAGTGCTAAGAAGTTAAAATGTCCTTTAACACACCCACTATTCAAAGAAACAATAAGGGAAATAATAAACTTGGATACACCAAAGGAATTACTACCTGCACTCAACAAACTTGCTCATACTTTAGTTGCAGAGTACGATGCAGAAATTAAAGCAACAATAATAAGTAAAGGCTAAAAAAGAAATTGAATTACTTTAAAATAACGAATTATGAAAGCAAGTAAAGAATTAGTTACCCATATATCTGCAAGATTTTGGGACAAGTCAAACAAAGAAGTAGCGCAGTGTTTAGCAGACTTCGAGGGTGAATGGTATGAAGAAACCCCACCCGTTAAACACCCTATTGAGCAGGATAAAGAACAACGAGACTATACGGGGATGAGGTTTAGGCATAAGGACATAAAACACCAATATTTTAAACTAATTAAAGGTAAAATTGATAAATACCTATGCGTTGATGGCGTTGATGAAAATGATGGCGATGCTGAATATTCCCAATCACTAGTTGAAGAATACTTTACAGAAGGCACTTGGATAGAAATCCCCAATGAAGAAAAATACCAACCAAAAGTAGGCGAATTAGTAGAGATATACGGTGACAATGAATCTGACGGGGGTTTCAAAGGCGAATACAGCCATACTACCCAAGATGGGTATCATTATATTAAAACTAATGATGTTATTGGTGCTAAGAATATTCGTCCTGTTTCTAATGGTGTACACGTTGAACAACCGAAGCCTGAACCAACACAAAGGATTGAATCTTTAGAGAAAAGTAGAAAAGAATTGTTTACTAATCAAAGTAATATTTTTAGTAGGCTAGCACATCTGGAATCACTTGAATTAGCACACGCTATTGCCACACTTCAAGATTGCGTGAATGATTTAGATAGTAGGTTGAAACTATTAGAGGCAAACGAAGCACCGACACTAAAACGCAATTTATCACTAGATAATACCGAACAAGAGTATTTAACACCACAAGAACAATTCAGACATAACCAATGGAGGCAGTGTAGGGGTTATTAACGAAAATAAACCCTACACTATCGCTATTAATAACAGATACTAGCGTAGTATTTACCGACAACACAAACTACCCATTTATTGAAATTGTAGCAATACCTATTGAGATGTGGGAGGATATTAACAATTTTGTAAACAGTAAGGCTACTTTACAGCCGTAAGTATATGGAAAAAATAAGAATTAACGGCAGCGGATGCCTAAGTGAATTAATCGACATGGCAAAAAAAGGTCATTCAGCTTTTAGTAAGGCTGCAAACGGTAAGGTGTATTTCAATTTTACAGGATGGTGCAATAGCGCAAATGATGATTTTAAAGATTTCTCTATGTCATTGAATGGAAAACAAGAAAAGAAAACAGAAGATGCCGCAATTATTGCAACTGGAAACAAAGGCTATGTTGCCAATGGCAAAATTAAGTTAGGGCAAAGCGAACAAACAGGAACACCTGTAGCGGCTGCTGAAATTGAATCAGTAGATGACCTTCCTTTTTGATGCACCCACTTTTATTAACAGGCTGCAAGCACTACACTTGCAGCCACATTTTAACCTACTTATGACACAGCAAGAACAAAGACAGTTTTATTTAGATAATTGCAACGATTTAACCTACGCCGAGATGCGCAAAGGTTTAGGCATCGGATCGGTTGCAATGACTAAACTAATGAAAGATAATAATTTTCCAAAAAAGCCGCTTGTTTTTAAAAAGAAACAACTAAGCATTACCTTCTTTTCGTGGGAGTGGGCGGCTACTATTGACCCTTTAATGTGTTAAATTATGAAAATATACACTACAACAGACAAGTTATTGCAAGACATTTGCGACATTTTCAACACGCCTATTAAGCTAATTAAATGTAAGTCCCGAGAGGCGCAATTAGTTAAAGTTAGACATTACTATTTTTACTTCGCTCACTATTACTATCACTTTACTTTAAAGTGTATAGGCAAAGAAGTTGGTAACCGTGCCCACACAACAGTAATAAACGGCAGGCAAAGGATTATGAAATTAATAGAGGCTAGAGATAGTATTGTGCTAACCGATGTAAACGCTATCAAACAAGCCTTAGAGATTACCGATAACTTAACCTTAGATTATAGCGGACTAATAGATTTGAACAAACAGCTATTAGAACGTATAAAGGATTTGAAAAAAGAAGCGATTACCCTTAGTCACGAAAACTTAAAGTTAAAGTACGACTTGAATTATCAAAAGAAACTAAACATTTCCCTTTATGCAAAATAACATAGTACTCGGCTTACACTATCTACGAATGGCAAAAGAATGTTTTGCAGACTTACAACGTGAGAACCGTGACAGCATCTTAGAAAATATCGGTAAAAAATATGAAGGCAAAGTTGATTGGATTTATACCGATTTTATTAGTTGTAGGCATTTTACGCCCGAAATTCGTAACGGGTGTAGGGCTGAATGGAACTCCGATGTTTTCGCCGTTCCTGCCATCGCTGAAAAGATAGCACTACTACAACCAGAATTCAGGGAACTGCTAGAAAGTGTTATTGATGCAAAATTAAATGGTGAAGAAGTGAGGATTGAGGACTGTTAGTATATATATTTGCAAAAGTTAAAACGTTGGCGGACGTTATTAATTATTAATTTATTTAACCTTAATGGGGGATGTGCCGCTACACTGAACCCGCTAAGGTTTTTTTAATTTAAAAAAAATGGAAGATTACAAAGAGTTTTTAAAGCAGAAAGTAGTAATAGCCGAAAACTTCGGTATTGATACATCTGAAATTAAGCTAACAAAAAAGCTATTCCCACACCAAAAGGATATAGTAAATTTTTGTTTAGAAGGTGGGAGGCGTGCGATATTTGCTAGCTTTGGTTTAGGTAAAACATTTATGCAATTAGAAATTGCAAAGCAGTTAATTAAAATCTACAAAAAACCGTTTCTTATCTGTTGCCCTTTGGGCGTTGCTGGTGAATTTAAACGAGATAATGATAAGTTAAAAACAGGCTTAAAAATATCCTACATTAAAGACACCGATAATATAGAAAGCTATGAACCTCAAATATACCTAACCAACTACGAACGTGTAAGAATGGGAGATATAGATGCTGAAAAATTTTGCGGCGTTTCATTTGATGAAGCTAGTATTTTGCGTAACCTACAAACGGAAACTACACAAACGGTTTTACATTATTTCAGAAAAATAAACTTTCGCTTTGTAGCAACTGCAACCCCTACACCCAATGATTTTATAGAAATACTTAACTATGCAGATTATTTAGGAGTAATATCTAGAGGTCACGCTTTAACTAGATTTTTTCAACGGGATAGTCAAAAAGCAGGTCAGCTAAAACTTTACGAAAACAAGAAAAAAGAATTTTGGCAATGGGTTTCTACATGGGCTGCTTTTATTAATACCCCTGCAGATTTAGGTTATGATTCAACTGGGTATGATATGCCACCTATTAATATTGTAGAACATTGTATATCTTACGATATTAAAGAACAACCTTTAAATAAATGGGGTGAAGCTATTTTATTTAAGGATTTAAGTAAGTCTTTATTAGAGGTATCAAAAGAAAAAAGAGATAGCCTTTACGCTCGTATTAATAAGGCAACAGAAATAGCTGAAAGTATCGAAGGTAATGTTATTATATGGCATCACTTAGAAGCCGAAAGAGCTTTACTAGAAAGTAATTTTAAGGGTACTAATTACGCATCCGTTTTTGGTAGTTTACCAAATGATAAAAAAGAAGATTTGTTGATTGGTTTTAGTGAAGGGAAATATAAATATTTATTAACTAAACCTAAAATAGCTGGAAGTGGGTGCAACTTTCAAGATGCTTCAAGCGATATGATATTTGCAGGTATAGATTATAAATTCAACGATTTTATACAAGCAATACATAGACAGTATCGTTTTGGGCAAAAAAATGTAGTTAATGTTCATATTGTTTATACCGAAAACGAATATGAGGTTATGAAAACATTAAAAGAAAAGTGGGCGAAACATATAGAATTAAATAATCAAATGATTGAATTAGTAAAAGTAAACGGGTTAAATTCAAATTTAATAAAATCACAAATGGAAAGACAGATATTTGCAAATGGTCGTAAAATGATATACGACAATGTTACAGTTTATAACAATGATACGGTGACAGTTCACGCCGATAAAAAAGAGATGCCCGATAATTCAGTGGATATGATTTTAACATCTATTCCATTTGGTGACCATTACGAATATAGCGACAACTATAACGACTTTGGTCATAATCACGGTAACGAAAACTTTTTTAAACAAATGGACTTTCTTACACCTAATTTACTAAGGGTATTAAAAGCAGGTAGAATCGCGGCTATTCACGTTAAAGACCGTATCCGATACAGCTATCAAAATGGCACTTCTTTTACTACAATATCTGATTTTAGCGGGCAGACGGTGCAACATTTTTTAAAGCACGGGTTTTATCTTATGGGTAAGATAACTGTTACTACTGATGTTGTTGCAGAAAACAATCAAACGTATAGATTAGGATGGAGTGAACAATGTAAGGATGCAAGTAAAATGGGCGTAGGATTGCCCGAATATGTTTTATTATTTAGAAAATCACCGAGCGAAATGAATAACGCTTATGGTGATTATCCCGTGACAAAAGAAAAAACAGATTACAAAAAAAGCCTTTGGCAGTTAGATGCACACGCATATCAACGCAGCTCTGGAGATAGATTTATGACAAAAGAAGAACTTGAAAAAGTAGAAGTTAAAAAGATAGTATCTGCTTGGAAGAAATTAAACACAACAGCTATTTACGACTTTAAAGAACACCTTCGTATTTGTGAAGATTTGGACGAAATGGAAAAGCTATCTTCTATATTTATGACTTTGCCCGTGCATAGTAATAATGATATGGTGTGGACGGATATAAACCGTATGAATACATTAAACACAAAACAAGCTAATAGTAAAAAAGAAAAACACATTTGCCCTTTGCAGTTTGATATTATTGAGCGGTTAATTAATCGTTATACTATGGAAGGTGAAATAGTAGATGACCCATTTGGTGGGTTGTTTTCAACGGCTTACAAAGCTATTGAAATGAAACGTAAGTCAGTATCGGTAGAGTTGAATAGTGAGTACTTTAATGATGGTATTTATTATCTTAAAGCTATGATGCACAAACTTTCAGTACCTACTTTATTTGATTTAGTTTAATTTTTCTAACATGACAGCAAAAGAAAGGTATAATTTTTTGTTAAAAGTTTAGTATATTTGTAGCGTAGTGTAGCACCTACGATTAAGAACTAATTAATGGCTTTAAAAGGGATGGTGTACCTGTTTTACAGGGTGCTATTACATCATCCACTTTAAGGCTTTTTTATTTTATGTCATCATACGAACTTTACTCTTATCAAAAGAAGTTTAAAGAAAATATACGGTCATCGCTTGCCAAAAGTAAAAAGGTAATTGCTTGTGCTGCCACAGGAAGTGGCAAGACTAAAACATTTCTTTCAATGGTGAAAGATGCTTTAGAAAAGAAAACAACCGTTTTAATAATTTCCGAAACATCAAAGATTTATAAACAAATACATGAAGAGCAAGGCGATTGCGTAACTATTGGAGACGGGATAAAGTTTGTAGATATTGAAGTAGGCAAATGCTATGTGGCAATGGCTCAAACATTAGTAAGAAGGGAATTTATAATATCACAGTTTCAAAACTTTGGTTCAAAACTTTTAATTATAAATGACGAGTGCCACGTCGGCACGTCTACAAAATTATTGCAACAATTAACAGAAGCCTATCTTATTGGTTTTACAGCTACACCCGACTATAGAGTAGCAAAACATCTACCACTTTTATACAATGATATTGTAATTGGAGCGCAACCGCAGGAACTTTTAGAGGGTGGTTATTTGTCACCATATTACCATTATGAAAGACAGGCAGCAGATTTAAGCGGATTAAAAAAAGATAGCAAAGGGGAATTTTCAGAGGCATCTCAATTTGATGCTTTTAATAAACCGAAAGTATTTGCAGGGCTTCACGAAGATTTGCAAAAATATCATAATAAAAAAACAATAGTTTATTGTGCCTCAATAGTAGATTGTGCTGCTTTATCTCAAGAACTTAGAAACGTTGGCTTTGTCGTTTCAGAAGTACATAGTAAAAATGAAAAGTCGGAAATTGAATTAAACCAATTTACTCATGGGGATGTTGATATTTGTGTTTCTGTTTCTGTATTAACAAAAGGATGGGATTTTAAACCAATAGACTTAGTAATACTTAGACGGGCTACAACTTCACTAGCTTTATACTGTCAAATGGTTGGGCGTGGCGCAAGAGTTCACGATGGGAAAGAACGCTTTACCGTCCTTGATTACGGCGGTAACGCATCCCGTCACGGGATATGGAACTTTGAATTTGATTGGGCTAAAATGTGGAATAAACCACCTAAGAAAAAGAAAGACGGAGTAGCACCAATTAAAGAATGCCCTAAATGTTTTTTAATACTTGCACCCCGTGTTATGACTTGCCCAGAATGCGGACACGAATTTCAGTCAAAAGAAAAAGAATACGTTGAAGGCAAGTTAGTAGAGGTTACAGAAAGCTATAATAAACTTAGGGGAAAATATATTGCAGACCTTACACCGATTGAATTAGCCGACTATGCTAAGATAACAAATAAGAAACCTTTTGCAATAAGAGTAGCGAAAGCAAAGCAAGATGCCCTATTTTTACAGTCTTTTGCGACTGCAATGGGCTACCACAGCGGATGGGTTAAACATCAAGATATAAGTGAACCACTAGAATTTTACAACATTAAAATTAAATAAATGACTACTACTTTTCAGCAATCAATAAAAGAATGTGAATACTATTTAGATAACGGCATTTCAGTTATTCCCGTAAGAGATAAACCACAAACATTTAACGGCAGAGAGTATCCTGTTAAGTCTGCATATCCTTGGAAAAAATGGCAAACAGAAATAATATCTAAAGCAGAGTTATTGTATCTAATGACTGAAAAATATGATACTATTGGATATGGTATTGTAGCAGGCGCAGTAAGTGGAAACTTAGAAATAATTGATGTAGATGTAAAAAATTGGGTTGGGGTTGATGCTATGTTATTTGCGGATATAAAAGCAATGTTTCCGCACATATTCGAGCAACTACGAATAACACAAACACCATCAAAAGGCTACCATATATTTTACCGTATTAGCGACCACGAACCACCAGGAAATTTAAAGTTAGCTTGGAAAGAAGATGCAAAAGAAGCAGCGATAGAGACGAGAGGCACAGGTGGATATGTAGTTGCTGCAACACAAATGAATTACAAGGTAGTTAAAGATAACCCAATACCTACAATTACTTGGGCTGAAAGGTGCAGTATAATTGCTATTTGTGAAGGATACAACCAAAAGAAAAAAGTAGCAGCAATAGCCCCTACAACTATATCGAATGACTATTACGACCAAAACCCATTCGACCACTTTAACGGTAGTGCAGCAGCAGAAAGCGTACTTACAAATAATGGGTGGAGTTTATGCGGCAGTAGTAATAACTTTATTTGGTTTACCCGTCCTAATAAAACGACGGGAATTTCTGCATCATTTAACAGACATAAACGATGTTACTACATATTCACATCATCCACAGACCTAGAACCATCAAAAGGTTATAATCCTGTAACGCTATTATCTATACTAGAACACAAGGGGGATAAAAAGAAAACTTATGCTTGGCTATGTGATAACGGATATGGTATCATAAAAGAAAAAAAGCAAAAGATATTAGCACAAAATGCAGCCCGTAAAGGATACACCTTGCCAAAAAATGTATCTGAAGAAACTAGGAAACTAGCAGTAACGATACAAGGTGAATTACAAGAACTACACCCGCACGGCACTTTTTGGGATTATGACGAAGATGGTAAAATGACTATTAACCGTGAAAAACTTTTATTAGTTTCCACTTATTTAGGTTTTAGATATTACAAAGGAAATGTAGTAAGAATTATAAGTTATTTGATACATAAAATTGAAGAAAGGGAGTTTCAAGATGTATTAAAAGAATACATAAAAGAACCAAACAATGAAGAATGTATATCTATTTGTAATGCTTTGGAGGCTTTTTTAGAAGCACACGGAAAGTACACTATGAAACGTTTATCAATATTGGCAGAGGATACAATATTGAAGGATACCGAAAAAACTTGTTTTAAGTTCTTCTTAAACGGTTACTTAGTAATAGACTCTACATCAATTAGCTTCCTTGAATACGATGCCTTAGAAATGCTTATATGGGCTGAAAAGTTACAACAGCGAAATTACAATAAAGGCGAAGGAGGAAAATATGTGGACTTTTTGAAATTAGCAATAGGCGAAGAACATATAGCCCACACTCAACGAATACTTGGTTTTCTTTGTCACGAATACAAAGACGAAACAACGGGCTATATTATTGTGCTAACAGAACAATGTCGTGACCCTAGAGATGGTGGTGGTAGTGGAAAAAATGTATTTTGCAGTTTGCTAAAACATACAACTTCTTACACTTCAAAGCCAGGATCGCAGACTAAATTTGATGAGAAGTTTTTTCAATCTTGGAACGGGCAGCGTATATTTTGCATCAGCGATGTTCCTAAAAATTTCGACTTTTCTTTTTTGAAAGAACCATCCACAGGCTCATTTATTTGGAAGAAACTTTTTAAAGATGAAGTGGAAGTATCAAACGAGGAAGCACCTAAATTTATAGTGCAAACTAATTACAGTTATGAAGTTACAGACGGGGGATTGAGGCGTAGAATTATCCCTATTGAATTTACCAACTTCTTTACTAATGTCGGCGGTTTAGATGTACATTATAATTGCCATTTTCCTAAAGGATGGAGTAATGAAGATTGGGCGGGTTTTGATAATTTTATTGCACAATCAATACAACAATGGCTAAAAGGCGGTAAGAAACTAACTGCGCCTACATTAACCGAAGGCGGATGGCTTAAACAGTTTGAACAAACATACGGCTCAATAATATTTAACTTCATTGATCAGAACTTTGACCATTGGTGTGAACGTGTAGAAATAAGCAACGATACCTTTAAAAGTTATTTAGAAGCCTATTATGCTGAAAACAATACACCTAAGCAATATCAACCTTCAACTCAACGGATTAACGCCGCTATTAAGGCTTATGCTGAAAAAAAGAAGGTTGATTATAAGCACGATATTATTAAGACTGTTAATAGATTATCAGTAAAAATGAGGATATTTTCCATAGAAATACCATTTTAAATTACTAAAATTACTAACTGATTACTATTTTTTTTAAGGGTTTAGTAATTCTAAAACCTTTACTACTATTGACTTTTAAAGATAAATTACTAAAATTACTAAAAATAAATCTATTTATTGTATAAGAAAAATATAAAAGAGTATAAGTACTAAATATATAAAACATAAAAAATAAATAGTAGTGTTACTGTATATAAATAATAGATAGGGAAATTTTTAGTAATTTGGTAATTTTTATAGTTAAACCTTTACTACCATTGAATTACAGCAATTACTAAACTTTTACAAAAATTACTAAATATGACTAAACAACAATTTTTAACCGCCATTTACGCCAACGAAGACCAATTTACAGCTGCAACCCATAAATATATCAATCATAATTACCCAGCGTTAAGGGGATTTTACTTTCATGTAGCTAATGAAAGTGCTACAAGTATGGCTATGAGATTGAAACTTCATAGTATGGGCGTTATTGCAGGCGTTCCCGACTTTTTATTTGTGTATCCTAAATTTTGGGGATTAGAGTTAAAAATGCCCAACGGTAAACTTTCAGATAAGCAGAAATACCTACATAATCATTGGGCTAGTGTTGGTATTACAATAGTAACGGCGGATAGTGCGGAAGATGTAATAAATGCTTTAACTAAATTTTAAATTTTGGTATTGAAAATTCTATATCTTTGCAAGACATGGCAAAAGCGATAGGCGTTACACCCGAAGCACTTTGTCGAATGGAAAGCGGCAAGTATTGGATTAACTCTAAGAACTTATTTGCAATATTGGAAATGCTTAATATTAAAATACTAGAATGATTTACAAAAATATAACAGATATTAAGACAAACCCAAAAAATCCTCGTGTAATTAAAGATGAAAACTTTGCTAAATTAGTTAAGTCATTACAGGACTTTCCAGAAATGCTTGAAAAACGCCCATTAGTTTGCTTTACTGATGTAGATGGTAAAGTAGTAGTACTTGGGGGTAATATGCGACTAAAAGCTGCAAAAGAATGCGGAATGAAGCAACTGCCTATTATACTTGCAGATGATTGGACAGAAGAACAAAAAAATGAGTTTTTGATTAAAGATAACGTAGGATTTGGTGATTGGAATTGGGAAGAAATTACAGCAGATTGGGATGTAGAACAATTAGGAGAATGGGGGTTAGATATTCCTGCTGACTTTTCTGAAGAAGAAGTATTAGAAGCGCAAGAAGATGAATTTAACGGTGTGCCACCAAAAGAGCCCTATACAGTTTTAGGTGATTTATATGAGATTGGAGATCATAGATTGTTGTGTGGTGATAGTACTCAAACTGATACTTTTGAAAAGTTGATGCAAGGAGAATTTGCAGACATGGTTGTTACTGACCCACCGTATAATGTAGCCTACCAAGGAAGTAATGGTCTGAAAATTGAAAACGATAATATGGAAGATTCAAAATTTTATCAATTTCTTTATGATTTTTTTACCTCTTGTAATACATTTTTAAAAAAAGGGTCTGCTTGGTATGTTTGGCACGCCGACATAGAAGGTATTAATTTTAGAACTGCATTCAAAAATGCGGGGATAAAGCTTTCTTCATGTTTAATTTGGAATAAAAACGTTTTAGTAATGGGAAGGGGTGACTATCATTGGAAGCATGAACCTTGTTTATATGGTTGGAAAGAAGGCGCAGCGCACAAATGGTATTTCGACAGAAAGCAAACAACAGTTATTAATTTTGATAAACCACAAAGAAACGGAGAACACCCTACAATGAAGCCAATTGGATTGTTTGCTTATCAAATAGGGAATAGTTCAAAAAGCGGCGACATTGTAATAGATGCTTTTGGAGGCAGCGGAACTACTATGGTTGCTTGCGACCAATTAAAAAGAAAAGCAAGATTAGTAGAATTCGACCCAAAATATTGCGATGTGATAGTGGCAAGAATGATAAAATTGAACAAAGAAAGCGGAACGGGCAGCAGCTTAGTGATAAAGCGGAACGGGCAGCAGCTTAGTGATAAAGCGGAACGGGCAGCAGCTTAGTGATAAAGAAGTGGAAGCATTTATTGAAAATACAAACGGTTAAATATATGCCATTTCAGAAAGGACATAATTACGGCAATACATTTAAGAAAGGACAAAGCGGCAACCCTAAGGGACAGCCAAAAAAAGTATTGTCACGGGTTAATGAGCAGTTAAGAGAAGAAGGATATACGGCAGCATCAGCTAATAATATAGTTGAGGCTTATTCTATATTGATTAATCTAGATGAAGAACGTATTAAGTCAATAATAAGCGATAGCAGTTACCCTATGTTAATGCGCATTGTGGCGAAGGAAATGTTATCTAAAAACGGTGCAGAAATGATTGAGAAGATATTAGACAGAGCGCACGGTAAGGCAATACAAAAACAAGCCCAAGTCAATAAAGACGGGGAAGATGTTAAGACAGTACAAGTAATGATTATTAATGGAAAAGAAATTGAATTTTAAATAAATTAAAATCGCTATATTTGCAATGTAGCGGTAACTACAATTTTAAACTTATTTTTAAAATGTTAAGGGGATGTGTTACCGCACTGAACCTTAACATTTTTTTATTTAATTATGCCAAGAGTAAAAATTTATACAGAAGATGAATCAAAAAAAAGAAAAGCTGAAAGCAAAAAAAGATGGGCTGAAAAAAATAAAGGGTACGGTAAATTGCATTATGAAAAAAATAAAGAAATTTATATAGAAAGGTCTAAAAATAGACATAAAAAAATAATGGCATTAAAAAAACCTAAAATATATATTTCTAATAAAGAAAGGAGTAAATTATGGTGTGAAAAAAACAAAGAAAAACTTATTCAATACAAAAAAGAAAATTCCGAAAAAATTAAAAATTACATGAAAGAATGGCGTTTTAAAAACGATGAGCAATTAAAAAAATATTCAATTGATTACAATAAAAACAATAGACCAATAATAAGAGAAAGCAGAAAAAAACAAAAACAAAATAACCCATTAATGAAGCTATCTGACAATCTTAGATGTAGAATTAGTTATGCTTTTAAACATTCATCATATTATAAAAGTGAAAAAACAATAGTTTTATTAGGTTGTTCAATTATTGAGGCTAAAAAACATATTGAGTTAAAATTTAAAGTTGGGATGAGTTGGGATAATTATAATTTTAGAGTTTGGCATATAGACCATATAATCCCCTTATCATCAGCTAAAAGTGAAGAAGAATTAAAAAAACTATGTCATTACACTAACTTGCAGCCTCTTTGGGCTTTAGAAAATTTAATAAAAGGAAATAAAATTCTATAATGAAAAAAAATAAAGAAATAGTATTTGCGCCATTCCCAAAGCAAGAGGAGTTTATTAATGCGGTACTTAATGGGAATTATTCTTTTGTTTTATTTGGTGGGGCTATTCGTGGCGGTAAAACAGTTGCCTTACTTTCACTATTTACTTTACTTTCAAAAATACATCCAGGCAGTAGATGGGTTATTATTCGTAAAGACATACCTACAATAAAAAGAAATCTTTACCCAAGTTGGGAAAAAATAAAACCATCTAGTTTTATTGAAAAAGATGCAAGCGATAGCAACCAACAAACAGTAACATTTAAAAATGGTTCTCAGCTTATTTTTTTTGCAGAAAACTACGATACAGATAAAGACCTCAATAGATGGAAAGGACTTGAAATTAATGGGGCGGGATTGGAAGAGATAAACGAGTGCCAGCAACAAAGTTTATTCAAGGCTTTTGAAAGAGCTGGTAGTTATGTAATACCAAATGCTAAACAACAGCCTAAACCAGTAGTTTGTGGAACTTGCAACCCTAGCTTTGGATGGGTTCGTGATTTAATTTATTTGCCACATAAAGAAAATACACTTAACCCAAATTGGCTTTATATTCAATCTAGAATTTATGATAATATTCCTTTATTAACACAACAGCCAGATTATTTACCTTCACTTAAAGCTAATTTGAATAGGTTTGAATACGAGGTATTTGTAGAAGGGAATTGGGATGTGCAAATGAAAACGGGCGGCGAATTTTACAAATGTTTTGAGATTAATCAGCACGTTGCCGATACTTACTACGACCACGAATTACCTCTGCATATTAGTTTCGATGACAATGTAAACCCGTTTTTACCTGTTGGTATCTTTCAAATTAAGGGTAAGACTGTTTACATGATAGATGAGATTGCAGGGGTTACACCACTAAATACGGTTAAGGCTGTATGTAATGAATTTATAAGAAAATATCCATCCCATCAATCAGGGTTATTTATTTACGGTGATGCAACGGCAAGTAAAGAAGATACTAAACTAGAAAAGGGCTACAATTTTTATAGATTAATAACAGATGCCTTAATAAGTTACCGCCCTACATTGCGAGTATTGCGCTCAAACCCTTCTGTAAAGATGCGAGGCGATTGGATTAATACTATCTTTGAGAAAGAAATAGGGGGGTTAAAAATAGTAATAGGCTCAAATTGCAAAAAAACTATTAATGATTTTATTGCAGTAAAAGAAGCCCCAGACGGAACGAAAGACAAAGCAACTGCAACCGACCCTAACACAAAAAAGTCCTATCAAATAGTAGGGCATTTTAGTGACCTAGTAGATTATCTTCTTTGCTCCGCTTTTGCCCAGGACTTTACCTCTTATCAACGTGGGGGCAAGTTATTCAAACCAAACGGCATCGTGCAAATACAACGTGGCGAACAAATTACATTCTAATAAATTAAATTTACCTACTTTTGTAAATTATGGCAATAACTATCGCAGACATTCAAGCCTTGAACTTCGGCTATCTTACGGGTGAGGACTTATTGCAGTTCTGTTCATCCCAACTATTGATTAAACAATATACGGTTGACAGTAACAGTTTGCAGAACGCTTTTAACTTCGCACAAAGTGAAATTATAGGTTCATTTACGACCCGTTATGACCTTAGTGGCGAACTTGTAAAGACAGGCACAGATAGGGCGTTATTGTTGGTTAAAATAATGGCTTTGTTAACCGTTAGAAACGCATTAGGTAGCTTTCAAGAATTAGCCGAAAAGATGAAAGATGATTTTAGTTGGGCTGATTATACGGTTAGGGCTATTCGTAACGGTCAAATGAATTTACCTTTGCCCGTTGCCGACATATTGAAAACATCAACAGCATATTTAGTAGATTCAAACTATTTAACATTAGGGTAAATGAGCAGAGCAGAACGCAGGGCAAACGACCCCGAAATACAACAAAGAAAACAACAATATAGTAGCCCGTTGGGTTTTCCTGCTGGTACTGTAACCCCTAGCGGCTCAAAGGGTGCAGGTGGGTGGGGTGTATCAAATCCAAAAGCTATACCTGCAACAGGCACAGCCCCAAGCGTTAATCCATTTGTTATTCCTAAGTCGGCAGGTTTAACCCATACTTCTCAAACGTTCCCTAATAACTATTATGTAGATTGGAACTTAACAACGTGGCGTTATGCTTGCGACCAAGCCGTTAAGTTCGGTTATCCCGTTAGTTATGCTACAATGGTTTGTTGGGTATTTGAAAGTAGCCCTTTTGTACAATCATTGTTTAATGCTATCACGTCTGCTATTGGTAAAGTGCCGATAATGTACGTTGATGAAAAGGGCGAAGAATTGCCCGAGTGGACTATTGAATTATGTTCTAAGTCATGGCAAAAAGAACTTATAAAAGAAATTGCATTATCACACTTTTGGGGTTTCACGGGTATTAACATAGACCCCGTAAATAATAAGATATACAAGTATCCGCAACAAGACTTAGACCCGATTAATAGAATGTTGAGACAATCGACTTACTCATTTTATGACGGTGAAAAGTTTGATGATACCCCTAACTTATTGTGGATTCAGCCTTCAACATCTTACGAAAAGTTTTTAGGATGGATGCAGCCGATAGCTCGTTCATTTATCCAAATGAATATCAATAAAAATTCATGGGTACAAGCTGCAAGGCGTTTGGCGTTTCCATTACTTACCGTTGGTTATCCACAAGACGATAGCGGCTATGATGTTTTTGGCAATGAGATTAACCCTTATAAAATACAGGCAGAAGCAATAGCAGCGAATATAGATCCTTCAAAAGGGCTAGTATATCCTTACACTTTAGACACTAGCGGAAAAATAGTTAAGTCTATTGAGATTGATTTTGAGGCAACAGGAACAAACGCAAAATCACACGGTATCTTTTCAGACTTTAACGAAGCCGAAAAGAACGAGATAAGGGAAATGATTTTAGGGGGTACTTTGACAAGTAGTACGGCATCTAGTGGCAGTAGGGCATTGGGGGATGTACACGCCGATAAGTTTGAGAGCGTTGTAATGGAAATGGTCGAATACGTTGAGGCGTATTTGAACGATGAATATTTAAAAAAGATTACAAAGTTTTATAAGGAGTTTCCTGCTGGTAAGTTCGTAGCCAATAGGGCTAAACAAATGACACTAGAGGAAATTACTCAAATATCTACTGTATTGGTGCAGAACGGAAAAAGATTAACGGATAGTTTCTTTGAGGCTAATGGATTAGTTAAAGAATTTTTTGAAGATGCGCCGCCAACTGCACCCGAAGCGGAAGTTAAAACAATGAGTGCAGGTTTTACGGTAAAAAAAAAAGCCTAATTGAAAAACTAACGGGCGATAAGAAAAAGAAAAAGAAGCAGAACCTAATTAACGATGACCTTAAAAACGACCAACTAGAATACATTTACGTTAACAACAAAGGCAAAATAGTATTCTATCCAATTTATAAAGAATATAATCAATACTTTTTTGAGGCGATGGCTAAAGAAATTCCTATAATGGGGGATTTTGAAGCTATGAAAGATACTAGCGTATTTGAGCGATATATGCAAAACGCCTATCAATTTTCAGCAAGCCGAAACGCCGAAATAGCTAAAGAAATGCAATCGGCGGTATTTGATAGCAAAGGAACTATAAAACCATTCAGCCAATACAAAAAAGATGCTTCACAAATAGCCGAAATAAACAACGAAGTACATTTAAGGGTAGAGTATGAAACTTGCCGTAAAGGTGCGGTAATGGGTGAACGTTTTAGACAGATTGAAAGCCTTAAAGACTATTATCCATATTGGGTGTATAAGGGGGAAATGGATGGAAGGGAAAGAGAAGAACACGTTGATTTAGAGGGTAAAGTTTACAAGGTTGGTGACCCTGCTGGCGATGCTGTATTTCCGCCGAATGGGTTTAACTGCCGTTGTGATGGGTTTAGTATTGACAATGACGAGATAGAGGGTAAAGGCTATAACATTGCTACAAGCAAAGAAGCGGAAAAAGACTTAGAAAACGAAGTAGACCCACAATTTAGATTTAACCCTGCACATCAGGGAATGTTGCCAAAAGAAGGCATTACCAATGGCAATACTTTCAATGCTGATATTTTTGGACTAAACAAACCAATTGCGGATAGTGACCCCGAAGGTTTTAGTAGTCGCTTATTAGCTGCAACGGGACTGCATCAGGTTATGGCAATAGTGGATGGATGGAAAGACAAATACACAACAGACAAGAAAGGGAATGTAATATTTCAGAACCACGACACGTATACAAATGTCATCCTTAGTAACGTATCTATTCACAACATACAAAAGCATCCACGAGGATTTGAAGGGCTGCCAAGTACGATAGAAGAACCTGACGAGATATGGGGATCATGGGGCAATGAAAAACAAACGATAGTATTAAAAAATTATATTACCTTTGGCAAGAAAATAAGCTACATTGTGCAAACTAAAGACGGGGTTATAACAGATGCGTTTGCAGTTAGTAATGGCAGTTTGAATAAATTTAGAAAAGGAGTAATTTATTAATCGTTAATTATGTGTACATTTTGCAAACCTCCGCACCTATCTTTTTTTGAACTAATAAAATTATATTTATGCAACCTATTGAATTTGTAACGCTTCTTTTTAGTACTCGTGATTGTATCCACTTGCAACACCTTAATACTACATCATTTGCTGAACATAAAGCATTAAACGAATTTTATGATGAGTGGTTAGAATTAGCCGACACATTTATAGAAACCTATCAAGGTAAGTATGGGAGGATTGAAGGCGATGTTAAGATAGAAACTAAAATAGGCATTGATAGTACCGAATATCTTAATGGCTGCTATGATACAATTGAAAACAACTACAAATCAATTGTAAAAGCATCCGACAGCGACTTGCTTAATATTATTGCGGACATGAAAGGCTTAATTAATCATACATTGTACTTACTAACGCTTAAGTAATGGCTAAAAAGTCCCTTCAAGATTTAATGAATGATTGGCGTGAAGCTAGTAATAAATTTAAGAAGTTTCAAGGTGATTTGCCTATGATAATGGGGCAGGAAAGTGTGAAGATTATAAAGGAAAATTTTAAGTTAGAGGGCTACGATGATGGGACTGGGTTACAAAAATGGAAACAAAGAAGCGACAAAACTAACAAAGCATACGATAGGCGAAGCGGAGTAAAAGGGACTACTTATAATAGTTCTGCAAAATTACTTCGACAAACCTTAACTTTGTATAATTCTTTGATGTTTCGAGTTACAGGCAAACGGGTATTCGTTGGTACAAATACGGCTTTAGTTCCTTACGCCGAATATAATAATGAGGGAACGAATAAGGGAGTGCCACAGCGTAAATTTATACCAGCAAATGGCGAACCACCTAATTTAAAGATAGTAAAAAAGATTGAGCGCAAAATAGTAAGCACAAGAAATGAAATAATGAAACTTTTTAAACGTTAAATACACAATGAAAAAAACAATTATCGCAATCGCTGCCTTTATAGCAATGGCATCATGCACAAAAACAACAGTAAATAACCCAACAACCGACACTAAAAAGTACACGGTAAATTTAAAGCCGTCTATCTTATTTGACGGTCACCAACTAAGGGCTAACTTAATATCCGACATTATCCCTAATAACGTTATTATTAGTGCTGATGTTTCCTACGATTGGGATAGTGCAAAAATTTTTAATAATCATTACATTTTTAAAAAAGTAGTATTAAATAAAGAGCAGAATTTAGGATATGCAAATAGAGCAAATTGGACTGTAACAAACATAAAGATAGATACGGCATGGAGTGATAATGTGAACGTAAAATTAATCTACTAATGAATTACACTTTAATCCAAACTATTAACGGCTCGAAGCCTTGTAAAGTTCATAAACGTGAAAATTTGGTAGATGTTTACCATAATAACGATTGGAAATTTGAGGCAGCAGACGTAGATAAATTAAAGTTTACTTGCACTAGCTGCAATAGTGTGAGAGTATATAAAATTAACCCTGAAAAAGTAATATTAAGCAATGAAAACTGATATATTAGATAAGCATTTGTTACTCATCCAAAATGAGTTAGTTACAACCGTTAAAAAGATAGTTGAAACGGAAAACGTACCCGTAAAAGAACTAAAGCGACTAGCAAAAGAACACGGCGAAAATGTTAGCGTGTTTAGTTGGTTGTGTGAGTTGAAAACAAAGATTGAAGAAAATAATAAGAAGGAAAGTAAAATAGTTTCGTTATGATAGATGACATCTTAAACGCCGTTGCCCAAGAGTGCAAGCAGTTTCTTGCTGATAGCGGCGGCACTATTATCTTAAAAACGGATTACAGCCCTAAAAAGATGGAAGGCTACACTATGCCTTTACTTATTATTGAGATGCTGCCAGCAAGCGAAGCCTATCAATATTGCGGCGGTGTAAGTCGTGTAGATTGGATGTTCAAACTAAATTCTTACAACTATATGCCCGATGGCATGATTGACGATGATACGGATTATAGTAGGGGGTTATTGAAAGTAATTGATGATATTAGGCAGCATTTTAGTAAGGGCGTTTATATTAGTAGCCTTATGACAGATGTGTTAAATAACTACTGTTTTAAGTTTACTTTGTCTAATGTGCAGAACGCCGATAACTTAGACGGCGAAGGATTGAATATAGGCTACGGAATAGTATTTGATAGTTGTGCTATTGATCCTTCAACAAATTTTACTCAAACAAGTACGCAACCATTAACAACGGTTACGCAAGTGAATAATCCCCCGTTCAACTAATAGCGATATTCGTTTTTCGGTTTCTTTTAATTCGTTTGGGTTAATATCAACATTGCAAGAGTGGTAATGTTCATTTTCAAAAATATATTCAAAACAAACACGATGACTTTTCTCTTTATTCAATAAATAACGATGAACTTTAACTAATAACGCACTATTTTTTTTCATTTTTTTCATGTGTGTTTTATCCCGTTGGTGTGTCTACACCTGACGGGTTTATTTATTTATAAACCCCATTTATATAAATAATCTCATACCTATCCAAGTAATTAAACAAACTTCTTTCATTTATACCTAATAACCTAGCGGCATCCCGTTTGGTTCTAGCGAGGTTTAATGCTTTAACAGTTGCACGCCTTATGTGGTAGTCGATGTTGAGTATCATACAAGATTCATTTTTAAGCCAGTAGTAATACCGTCCTTTATTCTATCTAAATCCCATTTTGCAAATCTGTAAAAACTGTAATGCCAAGGTTCTGATGGTATTCCCGAAACGCTAACAGCATGAACCCAATATTTGATAAATAAAAAAGACTTTTGTTTTTCTATTACCCAACCTTTAGGGTAACGTTTGATGCGATAATTTACGCCGTTGATTTTAGCTGTCATTTTAATTCTAAATTATTTTTTATATGTAATGGTATTGCGACCTCTTTACCCCCTTTAATCATTCGCCACCCAATGCGTTTATAATATTGACCGCCGAACCTTCGAAGTACAGTTACTACATAACTATATCTTTCTTCCTGCACTTTTATTTCAGTCGTGTACGACTTACCTAGTTTGTCATCTAGCTTGCCAATAGTAACCGTACACTGCGGGCGATTGAGATAAAATATTTGTAGGCTCATTTTTTAGACCATTTATTGTTAGCAAATGTATAACCCATACTTTCAAAAAACTTTTTAATAGTAGCAGGTTTTAATAAGCCTACCTTATATTGTATCATACACCTACTAAAGCTGGATTGCGGCATAATACCGATATATGGCTTTACCTTTTGTTTCAATTCGGCGTAAACTTCTTGTTCTGTCATAATTGCGTTATATTACAATATGCAAATATAGTGTTTTTTTATTTACACAAACACAATATATAATAAAATACTTTTGTGTCATGGCAGGTAAAAGAATTTATTTCACAACGGAAACACCTAATGACCAATGCGGCGTTATTCCTAATAGTGTAATTGATTTCACCCGTTTTAATGCTAACCCCGTAGTTTTAAAAGAGCACGTTTGGAATAGCGACCCGATAGGACTATGGACTGAAATACAATTAGATAGTAAAGGATATAGCGGCGTTCCCGTTTTCCACAAACTAACAGAAGCAAGTAAAGAAACGGCGGCGTTGTATGAGGGGGGATGGTTAAGGGCTTGCTCAATAGGTGGCGAAGCGATATGGGAAACAAACGCAGCAGGTCAATTGGTATTAGATAAACAAGGTAACAAAATTTGTAAAGTTTTCTATCTATACGAAATATCAATAGTGACACTTCCATCAAATGAAGATGCTACACAAGTAGAACCCGTTGCATTGGCAGCGAAGATATACAACAGCGAAGAAATAGACACTTTGACACGCACAATAACAACTCTTTCGAGTAAATATTCAATCACTAATAATAAAACAAACGAAACAATGGCAGAAGAAGTAACACCAGTAGCACCCGAAAATACAGAGGTGACTGCTAACACTACTACACTTGCAGCCGATGCAAAAGGTACAGGCTTGCCACAATGGTTTAAAGATATCATTGGGTTAGGCGGTAATATTTCTTTTGGCAGCAAGAAAGAAACATTTGAAGATGCCCCAGCACCGAAAGGTCCGCCTGATTCTACACTACCGAAAAAAGTAGATGTAGGGCAACCAAATGAGCAAGATGTTAAACTGAAAGCTAAAGCTGAAAAAGCTAAAAAGCTAGAGGAAGCGAAAAGTAAATTAGACGAAGCCACCAAGAAATTGGAAGCCGCTAAGAAAAAAGCAAATGCAGAAGATGCAAGTGCAGAAGATAAAGAAGCCTACGAGGCTTGCAAGATGGAAGCAGAAGATGCTATGAAGGCTTGCGACAAATACGCTGCTGAAGGTGATGATGAGGCAGATGTAGAAGAAGGTAAAGCAGAGAAAACTAAGAACAGCGCAATTAAGCCCGTTCTTAAATCCGTTGAACAATTAAAAACAGAATATAAAATGGCAACCGCACCCGTAGTTACCGCTAAAGTAAAGGCTTACGGCGGTAAGACCTTCACACAGTTGATGGCATCAACTGACGAAAGAGACAAATCACTTATTGACAGGGCAAAAAAAGGAATACAACACAATGAAGTATCCGAATATGCTGCTGTATTAAGTTCAATCATTGCAGACCCTAAGTATAGGGCAGTAGTTGATAAAACCCGTATCCATAACACCACAATGGCACAAATGCAAGATGCACAAGTGAACGTTAACGGTAGACAAGGTGGAATAGGTTTGTCATCTATTATGGGCGAATTGCAAAGAGGTGAAGTAGCAGTATTGGGCGCAAATGGTCAAACTGTAAACATATCTAACCTTAGCGCAGGTCGTGAAAGAGTAGCTTTAACAAGTACTGACGCTGCACTTGCTAGTCCTGCATTAAATACGATTGAATGGCTTTCTTTAGCTATCTTCAATTTGTTCCCAACAACGAGCTGGAAAAACGACATTCCAATGTTCGGCGCACAATACACAGGCGCAAACACAGGTATTATATGGGCTAACATAGCAGCCGCTCCAACAGTATATAAAGGCAATAAACCTAGCACTAGCGTTTATACTTATAGCGATACTGCGGTTAGTTTGGCACTTACGCCATATTGGTTACAACCAATGCAATGGACACCATTAACAATGCACCAACTTAGATACGACCAAATGGGTACAGGTTGGGCGCAAGCGTTCATGGTGTTAAATACTGCAATTGATGATACATTGCTTTATACTTTAGCTTCAACAGTTCCTGCAAGTTCAATCGTAGCAACTAGCGGTATTAGTGGTTATCAAACATTGCCTACAACCGTACAAATCGGCGGTTCAGCAGCATATAACAAATTCTATTACAATCAAACGTACTCAGGTTCACTTGTTGCACCAGTATTGAATGATATTGTAAACTTAGAACAACTTTATGCAGCGCAAAACTTGCAACTAGAAGGAGAAAAAACTACTTTGGTAGCTGACCCTATTATGATTGCTTCATTGAACAAAGACCCCGAAACTAAGTCATTGCTTACCCGTTGGGTAAATGATAACGGTGGTGGTTCATTTGTTAAGTTCAAAAATACAATTTTGAACGAAAGAAGCAGAACAATCATAGTTAACCCTGCTGCATCAAACCAAGTAGTTGATCCAACAGGTATTATACCATCAACTGCAATAAGTGCAGGTTTGAGTTTTGTACCTTCACAAGTAGGTATGGGTATTGGGATGCTTGATGTGTTTATGGTTCAAGACCCTGTTAACTACGGATATACAATGAGTGCTGATATTCGTATGGGTATCGTTCCATTGCGTGCTAACTTTAACGGTACTGCTATCCTTAATTACGGCGCACCAAACGTTTAAATAAACTAAGCCCCCGATGTAATATTGGGGGCTATTTTAAAACTTTTATAAACAACAATTAACAATGAAGAAGTTATTAATTATCGCTTTATTATTTATTTCAGCTAGTTCTTTCGCACAGACAAGAACTTACACCGCTAACAACATCCAACAAGGTCAATACATTGACTTAGGTGGTACTCCAACTACCCCAACGGATAGTTTGCAAGTAACCGATTCTTTGGCTTACATAGTGCCTATTACCCACTTAAATGTAAATGACGTATTTCATACTTTTTATTGGCAAAAAGTAGGCGCAAGTACAGCTACTTTGACTATCAATTACTTCCAAAGTAACGACAATGTAAACTATTTCGCAGTACCCAAAGGGGCGGCTCAAAGTGCATATACAAAAACTTTCACCCTTTCGGCTTCAACTCCTAATTATGTTTCATTTGCAGCCGACACGGCATTATTGCAAGGTCGTTATTTGAAAATTCAATGTATTACATCAAGCACTGCAAGCGTAAAGGGATATTTGAGCCATAGGGTAAAGACGAATATTAAGTAACCACAAAAAAAATAAAACACATGAGTAGCATTCAATTTGAAAGACTGCACGAGCATAACTTAAAGTTATTAAAGGCAAGTGTAAAGAAGTTTGGAACGGTTTGGATTCACGGGGATGGCAATATTTACAATAGCAAAGAAAATAGCGACATCGCTCAAAAGTATGTGAATACACCTTTTACGCCGCCAACCTACAGGGCTAAGTTTACCGCTTTAGATAAATTGCCTACTACATTGGAAGAACTAGAAATAGCTTTACAAAATGGTAGGATGAATGAAATAAAAGAGGAAAAAGTAGCGACAGTAACAAACAGTTTGCCTACCGTTTCATTGGATGACGAAGAAGAAGAAGTAACAGTTATTAAAGAAACAAAGCCTACCGCTAAGGCAAATAAATAATACTTACAAAAATGGCTGAACATTTAATTAAAATTAGTGTAGTAAACAATCAAACAGGCGTTGCACCTTCAAGTGACGGCGTTATTATGATGTTTATTCACGCAACTGCAATAGGCTCAACCTTTGCACTAGATACGCCCTACTTGCTTACTAAGTTAGCAGATGCGACAGCCTTAGGGATTACAGCCGCAAATGATGCCACCAATGCAATAGCTTTATTCCAACAAATAAACGACTTCTATGCAGGTGGCACAAATGACGGTTTATTATTGTGGGTTCAAGGCGTGGCAAAAGCTACTGCAATGGCTACTTATGTTGCAGGGACAGCCTTTGCAAACGGTGTAAGGGCAACAAGCGCAAGCAGCCCAAGCAATAGGGCTAAGATGATAGGTATCTGCTACAAATTGCCAACAGCAACACAAAATGCAACAGATTTCCCTGCCGATGTACCAGCGACTATCACAGCATTGCAAGCTACACAAGTAAGTCTATTTGCGCAAGGCTATCAATTTAGTGCAATAGTAGACGGCTACAATATGAGTACAACTGTAACGCCTTCAACAATTGGAGATATTAGTTTGAAGTTGTGTAGTTCTATTTCACTATGTATTACGGGAACACAACCTAACGGTGTTAGTTCGGTAGGTTTGGCTTTGTCACGCTTTGCACAAATATCAATCGGTCACGGTTTCGGCGCAGTTGCAGATGGCAGCGTAGCTAACACAGCGTATTTAACTAAGTCTTTGGCGATACAAGCAAGTGGCACATTGACAGTAGGTAAAGTTTACACCGTTTACAATGGTAGTGTGGTTTACAATAGTGTTACTTATGTTAGTGGAACGGATTCACAACCTACACAATTTACGGCGGTAACAGGGTTCACAACTTTCACTACACCCGATACGGGTTATTGTGTAGAAGCTTTTGCACCAGTGATAACACTTTCACCAAGTAATGCAAATGGTACAGGTGACATTGACTATTTAGGCGCAAAGCAATATATGTTCTTACGTCCGTGGTTTAATAAATCAGGATTCTATTGGAACGATGGCGCAACTTGTACAAGTTCAACACTAGCACTTAGTACACAAGAATATAACCGTGTAGCAAACGCTTTGAGTGCTGATGCTTTAGCTTTCTTTATTAATCAAATTGGAAGTAACCAACCATTAGACACTAAAACGGGTGCAATTGCTCAAAACGTTCTTAATAGCCTTCAACAACAATTCTATGACGAGTATATCTCGCCGTTAAGCGTTGTAAACGGTGGCACAGGCGATTTGACAGACGGTAAATTGATACTAAGCGCACCAAACTTTAATAGTACTAAAACTATGAAGTTTCAGTTACAGATAGTGCCTACTCCAATATTAGGAAGCGTTACGGGAACTATTCAATTTGTTTCAACTTTATAAAACAATAACAAATGCCTAATTATAACGCATTAATTATAACAGCAGCCGAGTATAAGGTAGCGTGGAATATCCCCGGTACGGCTGTTTTTCCTTTACTTACTGTAAACGAAGTAGGGTGGACTGAAACGCAAGAAGGTGAGCTAATCTATTCGGTTGGTGATGTTAACCCTATTGGAAACAAAGGAAACGCACTAGCAGTAAAGGGTAAGATAACTATTCAAGAGGGTGAATTACAGGCTATTTTAACAGCAGTAGGCGTTAATAGTGTAAATTTAGTTCCCTCAAGTACTATTGCAGTAGTAAGCCTACAAAATGCAGCATCTTACACTTTTACTCAATTAGTATTCACATCTTCCGCAATTAGTGTAAAAGCTAAAGATAAGGAGAGTATGAGAAACATTGATTTTACAGCGTTAGCAGTAGTTTAAATTAAATACACAACACATGGAAAAGGTTTTCAAAAAGGAGATTACTTTCCTTAGTAAGCAGCCCGTAATGGAAGCGACTAAGGATAATAAATTAGGGGAAATTATCGAAGTTGAGGTTACGAAAGAAGCCGTTTTTAAAGATTTAAGCCGTACGGATAGAAACCAAAGGGACTTAGTGTTTTCTATCATGGGGACGATGAAGCAAAGCGGAACTAATAAGGCTACTATTGACAGCGAAGGGATAGCTACATTGACAGATAAGGCTATTGAATTATTGTTGATTACAGATGCAAAAGGCTTTACAGTTGGCGATAAGACAGAATTTTTAAATGATAATATTGCTGTTTTAAACTTTGGGCTTTGGTTCTTTTCAGAGAAGGTTACCCCTTTTTTTGCTCAATTGAAAGTGAATTAGAAGAAATAAATTACAGCCAAGAAACGGCTAAAACTAAATTAATCGCTCGAAATGCTGTTTTTTATAATAAAACAATGTTTCGGGCGTTTTTAATGTATAGCGGTAAAGAGTTGGAAGATATGACATTGCAGGAGTATATGGATTGTCAAATAATGTTACCCGAAGTATTAAGAATTATTCACGCACCTTTTCAAAATAACGAATAATGGCAGATTACGGCTTTGATATAAATGTAGGCGGTGACATTCTTATGCAATTAGCTAAGATAAACGAAAGTATTTCCGTAATGGGTACTAAATCCATTCAAGAAGTGGAGAAAGCGGAAAGCGCATTTGCATCTATGGGTGAAAAAATGTCGGAAACATTTAGCGGCATTAAAAATATGCTTTTAGGGGGGTTGGGGTTAAGTGCTTTATTCGAGGGTTTTGAGTTTATAAAAGAAAGCAAGGGTGTTTATGATGAATTGCAAAAGGCAACAACAGACTTAAATCAAACCATGAAAACAATGGGTGGGTCAGTAGGTGTAAGTACTGAACACCTTTCAAAGATGGCGGAGGAAATGAGCAATGTAACTGTTTTTACAAAATCATCTAT